CGCCAATGCCGCTGCAACGCGTCCGGATGCTTCTTTGGCCCTTTCTTCGCCGACCATGCTTTTGAGCATTGGGAGGCTGATTTCGTAGCATCGCTCCCGAAACGTAAGAACCTTTCTGGCCGCCTGAACCGTCGCAACGGCCCCCGCTGGCTGTTTTCCGGTAGGGATATCTACCGCCGTCGCTGGTTGATCTGTTGTCGTTTTCGTCATCGCTCTATTCTCCCTCGTAAACCCTTCGTTAATCACAAACACAAACTTCCGTTCGCCAATCGCCCGGAATGTTTTCGCCCCTAGCCCACTGCTCAAGCGATTCAATCAGACGCTCCGATTGCTCCTTGAGTCTTTTATGCCCTTGATCCATCATCGCCTCGGGTAATTCAATCAGCGACGCCTTTTTATCGCCCTTCGATACCACCGCAAAAAGGAATCGAAACGGTTCGCCGTAAAGGTACTCGGCAAGTGCCGTGTAGGTCGCTGCTTGCATGTGGTAGTCCCGCTGGTACGCCGTTCGCCTGAACTCCCCTGGCAGTTCAGACACCGACGTTTTAACATCGAGAATGATCCTCTCCGAGGGAATAATTAAGTCGCATCGCCCCTTGAGCGAATGACGATCGCCATAGGGGGCAAGCAACGTCTTTTCGACTTCCCGCCCGCTGTGCTCAAGCATCGCGTTTATCTTGCCGTGATTGCGTAACGCTTGCATCCACAAAACCGCTTCATCATGCTCGGCGGTTGTGTGCCATCGCTGATCCGGTCGCTTAATCATTTCGCTGGCCCAAGTGTCGTAAGCCTTGCCGCTCTTGACCGGCCCGGAATCCTTCGCCTTGCCCGCTGGAGGGTCTTCGCAAGTCCACTCGTTGGCAAACTTCTCAGGCTCCAAAACCATCGTGTGAAGCATCGACCCAAGCCGGAATGTGTCGGATTGTTCGCCTTCCCAGGTCTTTGCGACAAATCGGTAATAGTATTGAGCCTTAGATTCATGGTAAGCTTTGATGCCACTGCAATTGATCGCGTCGATCTTGTAATAATCACTTGCCATCTGTCAGCCCTTCATCCAGTTCCCTAGAGTACATTGGCAACAGATTGAACCCCTCTGCCACCGGATCGGCGGATAGTCGCTCGATGAGTGCATCGGCGTACTTAACCGCAACATCCGCTACTGTTGCATAGACGCCTGATTCCTCGGGATCGCTCAACAGCCCTTGCATCGCCATCGCTGCGATCTCTCGACGGCTTGGCCGCTGTTGAGCATCATAGATAAACTGAGTCGCAAGCCTGATAACATGAGGACCGAAAAAATCGGTCGGGCTGTCGATCAAACCGAGCGCACCTATCAGGCTATCTATTTGCTGCCGATACTCCATCGGCGTACAACCAAAATCCAAATTGAAATCATTCCCCATAAATCACCTCTGAAAAAATAGCCAAAAGAATCGCAACAACTCCACCGGCAAACATTGCTCGGCAGATCTCGACGGTATCAATCACGGTACGCCTCTTGCATCGCCATCAACTCAGGGGAGGCTTTGCGGGCTTTATTTTCCCGGTCCATCGCCGCCCATAGGGTGACGCCGCATCCGAACGCAGATCCGAGCGTAAAGCCGCCGGCGAAAAAGCAGAGTAAAAGGGTTTCCATTAGTATTTTACCTCCCCTGATTCTTTGCCGCTCCTAATCCCCCAAACGCGACGCCTAACAGCATCCGGCGACCGCCCTGGATATTTCTCCAGGAACATTTGAACAACGTGGCATTGCTCCCATTGCTCGCTAGCTAGCTTCAAAAGGTACTCCGATTCCGTGATTGACCAAGGCAGGCTAATGCTCTGCTTTCGCCTTCGGGCATTCGCTGCCACCTTCGCCGCCTTGGGTTGATAGCTAGGCCTTGGAATCGGATCGTCGTACCTAGGCAATTCAACCGCTGGCCGATCCTCGCCCTCGCTCGTCTCAATCCAGTATTCTGCACAAAGCCGCTGCCACTCAGGGGGCCAGCCTTGGAACGTTTCCAACGCGTCGAATTTATTCATCGTTTCAATCTCCAAAAAAGGTTAAGCAGCTTCCAATTCAATCCTAAGTAACGCCGCGTCTTCGGCATCAATGGGGCCGCAGTTGGCCTCCCATTTCACGCCGCTCGCAAGACCCAAGCCCGATACCATTCGCTCGGCTAGTGCTTCCGCTGCCCTTACGCCAGGGTCGGAGGACAAACCGACGAAAACATCGTCGAGTGTAGGCATCCCCAGGAACGGACTCTCGTAAATATCGATCTTATACCATCGGCCCACCACAGACCCGTCATCCGCAAAGGAACCGCGATCGAACGTGCATTTCGCTACCCGTGTTATCCGAGTCCGGTCTTTCGGCTTTTGTTTCAGCCATCTCCCGTTAGGTGCCTTGGTCCGCTTTCGCTGCTTACGCCGAGCCGTCACCAGCAAATAAAACTCATCCATCTGCCCGCCCTCGCTTTCGTTTCACCTCCGGAGCTTTGGCAGGGTCGTATCGGACTGGCCTGCCTCTACCGCGCCGTGGCAACGATGCAAGCGTTTCCTTGCGGTTAAGCCCGAGGATCTTAATCGCTCGATCTACTATCGCCGCCCCAACGAACGCCGATTTCTCGACGCCCTCAGCCTCCGCCGCTTGACTCAGTAGCTCCGCAATGCGTAACGGTTGCGTTGTGTTTACGTTGACCGTGTTGCTATTCATCGATGCGAACTCCAAAGGGGGTTCCGTCAGCAAACTCAAGTTGCTTGAAAGCGTCGGGCATTTCGTGTCGAATGATCGAGCCTCCAGCCGCAACGTAAACGCCGATCCTGCTTGTGCTGACTACACTGTCGAAGCCTACGCCGCCCTTCAAGCGAATCGGCTTTCCCCAGTGAGGCATGTACTCTTCCGCATTCGCAAAATGTCGATAGCGTGCGGGCTTTTCGATCTTGCGGATGATGGCGCATCCACGAAAGTGGCCGTCGTCGATCGCCCGATAGGGTTCGCTTAGCCCGTCAATAAACCACTCGCCAATCTCAGGCTTGCCGATCCTAACCAACTCCCAGCCCTCCGGTACGCCCGGTATTTGATTGCTACTCATTTTCTTTGGCCTCCTGTGTTGTCGGTACGTAGTGCCAGTTGTCGCCGCTGATTTGCATCTGTCCAATCCTTGGGCTCTCTAGCCCGTCAGAGACGTCGAGCCTGCCAATTAAAGTTAAGTCGTGCGAGTGATCGCACTGGAACTTCTCGATCGCGTCCAAAAGCTCCGCGATTGCCTTAAGCTCATTCGCTGAATGTAGTGCCATTATTCGCCCTCCTGTAGTGTTGCTCTCAAGTGTTGAATTGCCGGGTCTTGTTCTTCAAGCCGCTGCCGTAGGAGCTTGCAAAAGATGTGCAGTGCGTTGGCGTTGCTTTCTAGGAATCGCAATGATTCCAAATCGACCGGCCCGGCTAACGGCATGGCATTGGGCCAGTGTGCGTCAATCGCGTTGCCAGTCATTCTGATATCGCTTCGGAGTTCGTCGATCGTCTTTGGTTGCTTTGCCATCAATAATCCCTCTCGGTTAGGTGTAAATTCGCCATCGTCCCGCGAGCCCAGTTGGCCCGCGTCGATGGCGTGTTTCTGGCCTCTGCCGTCTTGGCCTTGGCCGCTCGGCAGGATCGGCATTGAGTGTCTAGCCCGTCCTTGGTCCGGTTGGATCGCCGGAACTCGCAGAGGGGCTTGGGGATCTGGCATTTGGTGCAGGGTTTCATGGGGCTACAAAATCGGCAAGAGCCACCAAATCAACGCCGCCGCGACAATCGCAACGACGATTCCAATTACAATGCCGACGCCAACGCCGACGGCAATGAACACGCCAACCGCCTGTTTAACCCAGTTGCTATCCATCGCCATCGCCTCCAAAAAAGTGTTAAGCCGGAGCCCATCCCGGCAGGGGGCTAGGGAGGGGCTAGCTTGCCCAGGGCCTGCGCCCTGCCTCGTACTGTGCGAGGTCGCACTTAGGCACCCAAACGCCATCGGACGCTTGGGCGTAAAGCATAATCGGCCCGATCATTGCCATGATTGCCGCATCGACCTGGACTCGTTCACGTGTTGCTGTCATTGCTGTTGCGTTCATCGTTCATCGTCTCCAAAAAAGTGTGAGTAAACCCAGACCCCGAAGGGTTTCGCCGTTCCCGGCTCGTCAGTGGGTTAGCTGCACCAGTAATTGCAAGCTATCGCTAATGCTACGTCCCAAACATAGCCTTCGGACTCAAAGTGCTTTGCGTCTGCGATGACGTTTGCAAAGTAGCCAGAACGCTTGGCTCGTTGCAGCAGAATAGCTGTTTGTGTCTCAATCCAATCTTGCATCTTGATCGTCTCCGGTTAGTGTTTCGCGTCAGCGTTGTTGCCGACGTGTGTATATTATCGGGCAGGGAATTAAAGGTCAACAGGTTTTCGGGAAAAGATGTGGAAGTTTTTTTGGGGGCTAGCTGTTGCTTTGGCAAACAGCTCGAACCGTTCCGAAGTCGATCACTTGCAAGTCTTGCTTGGGCTTGCCCTTTGCGACCTTGATCTGCATGACTTCAAGCGTCGCGAAACCCTCGCAGGTGTCTTGGGTCGGCTTGTTCCACGACTCGAATCCTTGCAAGCCATCGATAAAGTTGGCGATTGTGTCGCGGGTAAATATCACGCTTTCAATCGAGACGCCCGTCATAAAAGCCTCTTGGAAAAGGTCTTCGATTTGATCGTCGGTCAGGTTGATTTCGCTTCTCATCTGTCATCGTCTCCGGTTAGTGGTTTGCGTTGCGTTTGCCTTACGTGTGTATATTATCGCCACACCGAATAAAGATCAACACCTTTATCCAAAAAGATATCAAACTTTTTCCCGAAACATGCGTTTCGCCAACGAAAACGCAGGGAAAAAAGATTGTGGTTTTTTTGGCCAGGTGGCTAGGATCGCCCGAAACCACGGGCCAAAAGCACCCTGGCTAGGTCGCTAGCTATTTCCGTCACCGCCTCTTCGGACAAGTCCGGCAATGCTGCATGTAAGCATTCGTGAAGCGTTGTATCTAGGTCTTGCCCTTCATCGAGCCCTGAGCGAATGCCGATCGTCCTGGGCTGGCCCCGATCGCCTTCGAGGTCGCAATAGCCAAATTCATCCGGCCTTGTGTCGTCGCGGATAGTCCAGGTTTGCTTGCGGATAATGGCTTTCACTATTTCGCCCTCTGCGAATCGTACCGAACGCAACCGGCCCGCCAGTCCCAATAGAATTTGAGCCACGCCGAGCCGATGTTCTTTGGGCCTAGCATCTTTTCGACTTCCCAGCCGTGATCGCCATCGCCCCAAGCGTCTTTGTATCCCGGGACCCGGATGTGTAGCTGCTCATCGTGATAAATGCCCCCGTAAATCGTGATCCGTTGCCGCCTGATCGGTAGTTGCCATTCGTCGTGAGTGTGGCCGGTTAGTACGATCTGAGCATCGGGTGTAAATACCGCTAGGCGATTCGTCTGGATCGTTCCGCGCGTCACTGGCCCGCCGCCGCCCGTGCCGTGGTAGTGGTGAAGTATGACGTTGTCCTTAATTGCCCTTGGCCCTGATTGGCCGATATCCTTAAACCGGAAGATAACCCAACCGCCGTACCCGCTAGCCTCGGCGATACCGCCGCGATGCCTTAAACGGGATGCCAATCTATCCGTCAGGTCCGTCTCGTGTGCCTTGGTCATTGCCGTCTCGTGGTTGCCCCTGCCTAGTACCGCTAGGTGGCTCTTGAATGGCTCGTAAAAGTCCGCCGCCGTCTCGACAAGCAAATCGAAATAGTTGCTTCCTTGATGCTCTGGCCTGAGTGCTGATTTATCCGCTCGCTTATCCCATCGCCCTTGCATCGCGCAGAATAAATCGCCGTTATCAATGACGGGTGCGTCGTACTCGACGGCCTCTTGCAAGTGCTGCCGTTCTAGGTCTTGGTCGCATTTTGGGTTATCGTGATGAACATCCGACCGAAGCAAGACCCATTGCTCCCAGTCTTTGTTTCGGTTTAGGTCAATCGTTATTTCATGGACGTTGTTCGATATCCGCTTTAACTTCCAAGCCATCTGATTTTCTCCAAATAGAATAGGCTTCGTCGATCGTGATTTCGGGCTTCCCGAGCTTCGCGTTGACGGCGTTGTGTAGCCGAACGCCCCAGGCAAAGAATGCTTCGGGGGAGGTGAAGCCGGGGGGGTTGGCCGCTTTCCACTCGGCATAGAATCGCTTGCAAGAGCAACCGTATTGGGGGATAAGCAGTTCCCATTCGGTTAATTGCTCGATGGTTTTTATGCTGCCATCGTGCAAAGACGCCCAAGCATTACGCACCGCTTCAAGCTTTTCTCGAAGCTTGCTTCTGCCGTCCATCTTGTACGATCGCTCGACGATGCCAGGGACACCGCTTACAACCTCGATGGTTTTTATGCGAATATGATTGTCCATGTCGGTGCATTCACGCAAAGGCTTTGGGTTGTGTTTGTGCAAGTGCTTGTATAGCTGTAGTCAGTTACGTCGCCGAACAATGTACCGAATCGAGAAACTGCAAACCCATCAAGCCCGCAAGGCGATAGGAATTGACAATCCTCAGGGTATGGCTGCGGCCCGACAATGCAACCGCCAAAGGTGTCCGATTGCGTTCCGTCGCCTGGGGTGAATTCATTGGAAAGTATTGTGAAGTAGGCAGCTGTCGTTGAGCCCAGCCCGCATCTTGCGTATCGGGTTATTGAACTATCGCAAGAGCCCTCTACAAAATCGAGAACCATGCGGCTTATCTCTGGGCATAGCCTGTCGTCAGGTTCGTTGTCACCAATAAAATCTACCGTCGGAAACGGAGTGTCGCACCCTGAAAAAATATACTGCTCTTGCAATCCGTCGCACTGATTGACCCCTCTCCATGTTTGCTCAACTACGCTAGCCGGTATGCAGTTATAGGGACAGGTGGACCCGGTAGCCGAAATGCAAACTTGCGTTTGGTATTCTTCTCTATTGCAAATTTCGATGGTGCAACCCTCGTCCGGGATCGCGTCGTTATTGAACACCTCTGGCCCTGTCGGCCAAGCGTCATAGGTCTTAACTCGCGTGAATCGGAAGGTTAGCGTCATCGCTACAGGGGTATCGCAGTCGAATTCACCCGGCAGGGTTTCTTCGCTGTCTTCGCACCCGAGCGCCGGATCGCCTTGTTCGAAGCATTCGTTTTCAGTTCCTGCAACAACCTCCCAAGATCGAGCGTTGCCTGATATAACCATTTCTTGGTATCCGTAGTCATAAACGTAATCGGTCGACAAGACGAGCTTGCAAGTCGTCACGCCGTCGCAAGTAACCGCCTGCCTGCTTGCTCTTACTTCGATATGCTTTGGCCGGTAAGTCACCTTTAGCTTTTGCTCCTCGGATCCCGAGCATGATGCCGAAAGTGTCCCTGCAAAAGTGCCGCCAGATTCGCAGCAATACTCTAGGGGCAACGGAAATGCTTGTTCCGTGCTGAACAAAGGCGGCTTGGCGTTTGTTGTCGCGTAGATGTCGGCCTCAAGTGTAGTCGAATATGACGCTACATGGTGAGACGCTAGGCAGGTTGTGCTGGTGGCCGGCGTAGTGTTGAACGTGAAAATTTTGGTAGAGCAACATGGCGTATCGACCCAATCGCCGCCTGTCATGCCAGTGATCGAAACGCTAGGTAGTTCGCCGGCTGGCAAGCATTCGCAAGGACAGCAACATCGGCCCATAGTTCCCATTTAGCAAATCTCCACGCCAATCCAACGATTGCCAACTCGAAAGCAAATTAGACTAGCCCCGCTGGCGATCGCTGAACCAGCATTCAAAACCTCGATGTCCGACCCGAATAAATTCGACAAAACCCTAGCATCTGAAATCTGCTTAGCCGATGCCGTCCCTACGCCGAGCGTAGTTCCTGCCCTAGCCGTGATCGTCGACGTAGCAACCGCCACAAGGATATCGGCATTCGATACCAAATCCGACTCGATAGAGCCGCTTGGCTTCGTCGCTCCGATCATGCCAAGTAAGGCCTGGCTGTCGGCATTGTTGAAAGCGTAAAGCGTTGTATCGGCCATTCTAGGAAGTCCTGATTATGGTGGAAAATTCAACTTCCTTTTTGCACCGAAAAGACAACTCGGCTGGGTCGGTTGCCTTTGCCCCTGATCCGTTGAGCGGACCTACCATCGGGAAAGTATTCGTCGAGTCCATGTATCGCAGCGTTTGCCCGCCCGACTTGTAAAACGGCCCTATGTCGGCCCGCTTTTCATCGTGCGTGTCCGGGTCATAGGTCACCTTGTACTTAGCTCTCCATGCCGCATAGCCCGCATACGAGCCTAATTCAGCCTCTTGCACTTCTAGGAGCAGGGTTCTAGCTGCGAACGTCTGGCCCAATGCCGTGAACGCCGTGCTGTTCACAATGTCGTTTCGATCAAGAAAGTTTTTCAGCTTTAGCCCCGGGTCGTCGAATTGCACGAAAGAAAACTGGCAGAAACTCGATGTATCGGTTAGCGGTTGATCGAACGGCGTGCCCGCTGAATTGACCGGGTATTTAGCCGGAGTCGATCGATCCTTGGCAAGAACCTTTTCTTTGGTGACGAACGAATCGATCTTGAAAATCGGTATCCACGTTGCCGGGTCTGGATTGTTTTCCGAGTTCTGTTTTTGTTCTTCGGTCCCCGTTTGGAATCGAGCCGTAACATTCCAGTACAGAGCGTGCTTTTCTTCTCGATCGCAATCGACGCTATCGCAAATCAAACCAAGAGGCCCGTAGAGCAATCCGGCCCGAGGGAGTCCAGGTGTATCGTAGAGGATGCTCTGGCGGTTGCTGGTAACCTGATCGGTTACTACTCGGTAGTTCCAAGTCTCCCCGAGGATGAGTTGAAAGCCTTGCCCCTTGCGAGCAAATCCAGACCCCTTGCGTAATTCCGCGCCCACCAATTCGTTAGCCATGTGTTACCTTGCCCCCGCTAATCGTGGTGCCGTCAATGCAAGTTCGTTAGCCTTTCGAGCTTCGATAAGCATCTGATCCTGGTATTTTTTCCGCTCTGCTTTTTCCGCTGCGTCCGTCCGCTGGTTAAGCAAGAATGCAAAGGCCTCTTTGGATCCGGCTTTTAAGGCGGGGGCGATGTTTTTGGCGATGTCTGCCGCCGGGTCCGATAGCTTTTGCTGGACCTGGGCCTGCTTGGCAATGTTCGCTTGCCCCATCGATCCGGCTTGCTGTTCTGGCGTCAATTGAGCGAAGAGGCCCCGTAGCCTTTGGATTTCCGCTGTTGCCTTTTGTTTATCGCTCATCATTTCTTTTTCGATCGCCGCCGATTCGCTCATCGCGTCTTTGCGTTGCTTCTCGGCGTCGACTAGCTTTTTCATGTTGTCGAAACGCTCGATGTCTTGCTGCTTGTATCCGTCGCGGGACTGCTTTTGCCGCCTTGCCTCATCGTCGCCTAGTGTGAGCTTGTCGTATTCTTCGCGAAGCTTGGATAGGTCGCCAAAAGCCTTCTTTTGAAATTCGATATCCGCCTTGAGTGTGTTCACTCGGAGATTCTCGGCCCTAGTTCGCTCCATTTCAGCCTCAGCAAGCCGCTTTGATTGCTCTACTTGCTCGGCTTTCTTTTTGGCTATCTCGCCCTCTTGGTTAGCCGCCCTAATCAACGCCGCTTCTCGGTCTAGTTCCGCGTCTTTGATTTCTTGGCTCTTGTCTAGGGTCGCATTAAGCCCATCCATTACCGCGCCGACAAGGCCCGAAGTCAGGTCGATATTCCGAACCGACTTGGACGCGCTTTCAACGGCGGTTCCGATACCCGCAAACAGCGATGCATAAGCATCGGAAGCTAGCTTGATGTTGAATCCGATAATACCGCGTTCGCCGCCGCCCTCGCCTCCAATGCCCTCTCTAAGCATTCCAGTAACCTGCTTGAGCATCGGCATCAAGTCCGTTCCAAGACTGATCGCCGCCGCCTTAATTTCGCTTTCCATCTTGGCGAACTGGCCGGACATGGATTGCGATAGCCGCTCATTCATGCCGAAGAATAGACCGCCCTCCGATGTGGCCGTCTGGAATGCCTTTGCCACCATCTCGGCGGATATCTGGCCGTCTTCCATTCGCTTCTTTAGCTCGACCATGCTGATACCAGTGGTCCGGCTGATTTCCTGTAGCGGGTTGAATCCGCTGTTAATCATCTGCAAGACTTCTTGCCCCATCAATCGGCCCGCTGCTTGGGTCTGCCCAAAGGCCAGCGAAAGGCTTTGGAACTTGTCGCGATTGCCAAGGCTGATCGCCGCTAGCCGCTCAAGATGCTGAGATACCCGCGTCGATTCAACACCGAACTGCATCAACGTCTGCCCGGCCCTGGCGAATTCTCCGTAATTCAATGGGCTTTGAACGTCGAGAAGTTTGAATTCTTTTAGGAGCGTGTTAGCCCTAGATGCTGATCCCGTCATAACCTCGAAAGCGATCGCGTTATTTTCTAACTCGGTCGCAAGCAAGACGGATTTCTTGATTGCCTGAAACCCTGCCGCGATGCCGATGTATTGGCCTGCTGCCGCCTGAAGTGATCGAAGCGATATTGCTTGACCGTCAACCGTCCTCGATGCGTCTTGTGTTGCTTGGGCTAGTCGCTTGGTCGCTGCTGTCTGCTGTTCGGTCTGTTGAGTCGCGATACCGTACTTGGCGATTAGGTGGTTTTCGGCCTGCACGAATTGCTGGATGGTTATCGCACCTTCGCGTAGCCCCTTCTCAAACGATGCCATTTGAGCCCGGAACTTATCAAGCGGTGGCTCGGACTGCTTTAGGATGGCAGTCATGCTTCGCAATTCGGTTCGGGTGAACTCGCCGCCGTCAGCATTCATCCCGATTCGGATATTCGCTACGTTAATCGTCTGCGCCATCTACTTGCCTCCGAATCCGAACATCGATTTCACTTGGTTCGCCATCGCCTTGCAGGATTCCGCCGACTGCTTGAGAATCGAGGCTGCGCTAACCTTGGGCCTGTAAAATCGATCCGGCATGAAATCCGATGCATCGGGCGGTTCCTCGTCGGCGCGTGCGTAGAGGGGCAAATAGAGGGCTTCCAAGAGCTTTGCGGTCTGCATCCAGCGTTCCCCCATTGGTTCGACCATGTCCCACGCCAGCCACTGGTTAAGGGCCCCTGCGGGTAGACTTTGCATCCACGCCGCCGGATCCTGTATCCCCCATTTCAGGCAGAGCCTAAACGCCACTTTTAGGCGCCGGCTCTTTCTGATTTTTTTGCAAGGGCCTCGATTTCGCCTTGGTCGTACTTGTTGATTTCTAGGCACTGATCGTAAAGAGGCCCAACAACCGACCTGGGAAGGTCTCGAAGTACGTTAGGATCCGTGACGACCCGCTGGCCTGATTCGTCCCGAAGGCAGTAGGCAACCATAACCCGCCGATGCGAGGCCCAGTCGTATCCCTGTTTGGTCTGCAAGTGGACTTCCATGTTGGCCGCATCCGATTCGGATAGCTCATGGATAAAGTATTGCTTGCCCTTGACCGTGACAGGCTCGACGGCCAAATCACGCCAGGTAAGGCTCAAAAAATCGTCTTGGCTACTCATCGTCTTCCTCTTTTGCTTGTGCGATTTCCTCAAGTGCTAGCCGTGCGAACTCTCTTGAAAGCTGCTCGGGTCGCTGCACTTTTGCAGGGTAGCCTTGTATCGCCTCAAGCTCCGATGCCATGTTGGCTAGCTCAGCATCCGTCAAGGCGTCATGCGGGAAGTGCAGCAAGGGCAGGATTTGCGTTTGCTCTCCAAAAATCAAGTACCCGACAAGCGTCTCTCCGACGCGAATTTGGCACTGATTCAAGTCGATCCATTCTCCCGCAACCGTAATTCCGCGCTGCCGATTCAATTTGAAATTCATGTTAGTTCCTATGCCGGTGTGAAAGTAAGTTGAGTCCCGGAAGCTCCGTCGAACTGTAGCTTGTAGCTTCCGACCATGACCTCGCCTTTGCCGAGCTTTGGCGTCTTGACTTCCTTGACGAATGCCGTGCCCTGAAAAGACCCGGCACCAGGCAAGGTTATAACCGTTGCAATTCCAGCGTAAGGCTCCGAAGTCGGTATCATTGGCGTCGTAAGAGGTGGCGCTGCCCCTAGCCAGTTGTGCGAGATGTCAACGTCTGGATTTTTGCGAAGGTCCGAAGGCCTAAGCAACTCAAATCCAGTAACGCCGAGATGCGAAATGTCCAGCGTATCTACGCCGATCGTCATTTCGCCAATGGATTTAATTTGAGTAGTAATCAAACCGGTCCCCGAAATCGTCGCTCCGAGTCCGGTGTCCGCAACTGTCAATGCTGCCATGTTTAAGGCTCCTTGTAATGGACCAACATATCAAACGAAACTATGTACCGATGTTCCTGGTTGCCGTCTGTTGGCGGCTCCTGAATGTATTCATCGCCGGAATCAAAATCGATCCCGCAAAAGGTGTGTGAACTGACAACGCCCCGAAAGGCATCGATTCCAGTATCTCTAATCGCTCGACTGATCGCACTTGCCGTGGTTCGCGTCAAGGCGTAGCACTCGATCGTGAATCGTGCGTGCGCTAGCTTGCTAAGGCCCTGCAAATGGCTTTCGCGTTCGGTCGAAGTGACGTAGTAAACCACGGCTGGAAGCGTTGCGTTTTGAACCAAAGCATCGGGGTACATACGCTGCCCGATGAGCGTAGATACCGCCGAATAGCTTAGTAGCTTGGTTCGTAATGCTTCGCCGATCGCCGACATTTACAGCTCCCCGTTGATTACAATGATGTCCCGCGATGCCGCCTCAGCCGAATTGCTAACCACCTTCAGGTATCGCACGCCGGCCATCACTTCGGTATTTAGTGCGATGAATCGCGATGCAGCAACGGTTACGCTGTACTCGTTCGATCCGTTGTAAAGTGCGTAAAAGTTGTTTGCATCGTCGGAAGCTTGAAAGGTGAACGTCGTCCCTGTCAACGCTGTTGGCGTTCTGATTGCAAGCACCGTCCGACCACCTTCGAGCGTGAATGAACTTGAAACGGTTCCGCTAGATGCAATGGTTACCTT